TATTAATTATATAGACGAAACCGTGTCAAAAAAAACCCAAATAGCTATAATTTGTAATAAAATAGATATGATTATACAAAAAATAGACAATTTACATAATAAAGTGCATATACACATAAATAATGAAAAAACAAAAAAATATAGCAATTTTACTATTCCAGTAATATCAAAGTCATTACAGTCCTCAAGATACATTCCCGGCTATAAATTTGGTAGTGGATTACTTTTATCATCATTTGTTATTTATTATTTATCAAAAAAATCTGAATAATTTACTAATGAACAAAAAAATTAAAATAATATTATTTTAATTTTTTCTTTTAATTTATATATGGAAACAAAAGAAATTCTTCAATATATTATTGGTTTTGTTATAGTTCTAATAATAATAATACTTTTATATTATATTATATCTTATTTAATATTTTTATATAGAAATGATAAAACACAATTAATAACTAAAACAAATGAAAATATTTACTTAATAAATCAAGATATTACTAAACAATCTCTTGATTCTAAAAATATGAATCAAGAATATCTAAATAAACATACTATTAGTAAGAATTATGAAGGATATGGCAATTATAAATTATTTTCTAATGTTAAAGACAATAGAATAATATTTCAATCATCTGATGGTACTTTTTATCAAAATATAGATAAATAAATATGTAATTCTATAGTTCTTTTTCACAAACTATTTTACATTTATCTTTAATACATTTTTTCTCACAATACCATTGATTTAAACCTATATATTCTAATAATAAATGAATTAAAATTCCTGTAAAAAATAATGCTATTTGTACTATATACGTATTCTTATATCTATTTAAAACATGTTCTAAACTATTGTTATCTTCAACAGAATTAAATTTAATTAGAATTTTTATAATTAAACTTCCTAAAATAGATGTAATTGTTCCTATTAAAATACTCTCAAATACTAATGTTTTCATTATATTTAATTAAGATATTTAATTAAGACATTTATATTCATTAAGTAACTATATTAAAAATTAATTATATTTTAATAAAAATATTCACTAAATTTTTAACTTTATTAAATAAATTATTATCCTTTACATATATTTTAATAATTTTTTCTTGGAATGATTCCGGTTTTAGTAATGATATATTTTTTTTATCTATAATTTCTAAATTTTGATATAATGATACAAAATATAATGGATTTTTTTCATTCATACTATAATCTAGTCTTATTTTATCTATTATTACCAAATCTTCTAAATTATCTTTTTTTAGTTCTTTAATAAATTCATCTAAATTAAAATTATCAGTAGATATTTCATTTACGAATTTATATATATTTCGGCATTTAATATTATTATATATTTCTAATGCTTTAGTATTATCAAAATAATATGACAAATCTAAAATATTATCTGTTAAATAATGAAATTTTGATATATCTTTAATTTTATCTACGAAATTTATATTTTTATCTAGTTCTTTAATCATATCTAAAACCATATATTCTATACTTCTAACTGCAGAATGTGTATAGATTTGTTTATGTAATTTATATCTTGTATAATATAAATCTGAAATTTCAAAATAACATTTTTTAGGAAAACAAATAATATCATTAATAACTCTAGCTTCTTTTATTAATCTAGACGAATCAAATGAATAACTTAATCCAACATTATATGTATCTCTTGCTATATAATCAAATTTATCACAATCTAATCCATTGATTTTATTTGCTACAATTTGATAAATATATGAAATGCTCTCATCACTCGGATCAATCATTTCTTTGATTATTCCTATTTCTTCATTTGTAAGACCTATATTGTATTTTTTAATTATATATTCAAATAATATACAAGATCTATATTCGTGATCTTTTAATTGTGAATCAGGTATTTTATTATGCAAAAAATGATGATCAAAAAAATGACTAAAACAAGCATGTCCAATATCATGAACTAATCCTGCAATTTTTATTAATAAAACTGTTCTATCAGAAATTTTTAGTTCTGGTTGATTTATTTGCAAAGTTTCTGCTAATAAACCTGATAAATATGAAACACCTAAACTATGTTCAAATCGGTTATGAGATGCACCTGGAAATACATAATAACATAATCCTAATTGTTTAATATTTTTTAATTTTTGAAATTCGACTGTATCAATAATTTTTAATAGAATTAAATCAAATTTCATATATTTATGTATTGGATCATAAATAATTTTACTCATATTTAATATATATATATTATTAAATATTCTTTTATATTAAAAATTGAAAAAAAATACACATGTATATTTAATTAAGATATATACAAATTTAATCATTCAATCAAAATGATTCAAAATGCAGAGAATGATGATACAAACGATGAAGAATGTATCGATAATGATACAAACGATGAAGAATGTATCGATAATGATACAAACGATGAAGGGTATGTCAATGATAACGATTCAGAAAGTGGTCCTCAAAATATACCAGTACTAAATAAGAAACAATATAATGATATTGCAAACCATATTTCAAATGTTGGAGGTAAGGTGGAATCTTTATTTCCATACTTACCTCATGTGAAATCAGGCGCAAAGAGTTTCTCAAAGAATGGGACCCCTCTTGTGGATTTATCCCATATATCAGATGATACATTGCAAATAATCCGCGATTGGATCATCAGTCTAAAAATTGATGGTGGCAATTATGCAATTGTGTTGGTAGAAAGTACCGGGGATATTTGTTTATGTCGTCGTCAGGATGTAAAGATGACATCAGATGGTAAATCTAAATGGGACGATCCCGAGAACAAAACAAATCGAGATAAATCTGAAGTACCTCCACTAACTTTTTTTAAAAAAATTCCAGATGAAAATATCTTAGTATTTGATCAAGATGCACAAAATAATGCAATGCGGAATGGCCATATGATTACATGGCGTCCAGTGAAGGGAGATCAAATTGACCCAGATGGAGCAGCATTACATGGTTGTTATGTAGATACTAAAGGTAACTTTTTTATTAAGGTAATTGTTCCCAAATTATTAGAAGAGAATTTAAGTTGTGATAATAATCAGGTTATTCGATGGATGCCTGTAGAGTGTTTTCGAGACCATCTCAAAAATCTAGCAAATGGAAAGAATTCATTGGTTACTTTAGAGATGGTCTCGACAATTGGATCTCAGAGTATTCCTGCACGGGTCTATTTACAAGACCATATGAATTGCAATGATCCTTGCTGTTCCAAAAAGTCAACCAAGTGCAAGAAAAACTTTAACTGTGGCGCGTGCACAGTATTTGCTCCACATGGTATGGTTTGTCTTGAAATTCCACGAAATATCCCTGCGATTTTGAAGTTTCTTGAAACGAATAATTTAGAAGGAATTATTTTCACCAATCCAGATAACAAAAAAGAGCTTCGCAAGCTAACAAAAGAGCATTTGGGTTGTACTCCTTCTCACAATGATCCTAAGCTTCCATCATGGTACAACCCCGATAAAAAATCACTTTTTACTCTAGATGTTAATGATCTTCTGGATATTGCTAATTTTTAGAATGGCAATATCCAGAAGATCCAGAAGATCATTAAGATCAGGGGAAAACCCAATTAATATTGATATATATACATAATTAATTATACTAATCAACATTTAAAATAATAAAAAAAATTAATATGATATTATAATATTAATTTTTCTATTTAAGATGGGGGTGTACATAATTCACTTTTTGGTTTTTCAATTTTTATAAATTCTTCAGATAATAGACATTCACTTTTTTGTTTTTCTTGTTCTCTTTTTAGTTGATCAATTTGAAATTGTTTCTCAACTGCCATAAATTCTGCAGGTATATCTTCAGAATTTATAATAGTTGATTCACTTTTTTGTTTTTCTTGTTCTCTTTTTAGTTGATCAATTTGAAATTGTTTTTCAACTGCCATAAATTCTGCAGGTATATCTTCAGAAGGTATAATAGTTGATTCACTTTTTTGTTTTTCTTGTTCTCTTTTTAGTTGATCAATTTGAAATTGTTTTTCAACTGCCATAAATTCTGCAGGTATATCTTCAGATGGTGGCAGTGGTGTAAGAGATATTTCACTTTCATCATCAGAATTAATGTCATTATTTTTATTATCTAAATTTAAATGATTATTTTCCTCATCTGAATCTTCTAATTTATTTAAAGTTGATTCATCTAATTCTTTAATATTAACAATATTATCTTTTGTATTTTGTATAATAGTTGGAACTTCCGAATTAGAATCTGACATTTCATTAATTTTTCTAAAAAACTTATCCAAATGTATTTTATAATCAAATCCACAAACTGTTTGTACATAGTTAATATAATTATTATCCATAATTTCTATTAATTTTTCTTTAGATTCACATTTTTTACTTAAATTTAATATATGTTGAAATATTTCATTAACATATTTATCTTTATCTTCTAAAATATCTACTGGAGAAGGTATTTCTGGATTAATAGTTTTTCTAGCGATATTATATTTATTTTTCATATCCTGTGTCACTCTAGAATCAGAATTTAATATTATTTTCATATCTTTTTCTTTTTGTAAAAATTCTTTTTGGGTCATTTTTGTATTTCTACTATTTTTTATTTTATCTTTTAATTTTTCTCTTAATTGTTCTTTTTTTAATTTTTCAAAATCTTTTTTATTAATAGTAAATTCTAAATCGTCGCCTTTTAGTTGATATGTTAAAGAAATCTGAATATTTGTTTCTTTCTTTAGAAAGTTATTAATCAATTCATTTTTTAAATTATCTAACTTTGATATATCATTCTTATTAACATTACTTTTAATAAATTCTTTCATTTTTTTCTTTTTATTTTTTGATTGAAAGTCATCATCAGAAAAATTTGTAAAATATACATTTAAACTCATTATATAATATAAATGAATATTCTTTTCAGTATTTGTTCTGAAAATTTTTTATATGTTTTTTATCAGATTCTTTATTTATACTTAAAATTAAAATAGATATAAAAAAAAATAGAAAGAAAAAAAGAATAAATCTAATATTTTTATCTTTTTTTAGTTGTCTTAATAAACTCATATATATATATATATTAAAATTGAAATTTATTAAAGTTTATATTATAAACTTTAATAATAATATACAAATGAAAACATTTGATTTTGAGAAAGTCACTTTTATAGTTGGTGATAATGCAGAAGATAATTGGATAATATTAAACAGTTCTAAACAATCATGGGTATGGTTTCATTTAGATAATTTACCTTCGCCCTATGTAATTTTAGAAATATCATTAAAAAAATTAAAAAAATCAGACCTAAATTGGAAAAACTATATTAATTATGGATGTTCTTTATGTAAAGAACATAGTAAATTTTCTAATCAAAAAGTACGAGTTATGTGGACATTATGTAAAAATGTATCAAGAGGAACTAAAGTAGGAGAGGCGATTGTATCTGGTAAAACAAATATTATTTTTTTATAGAGAATTCTACCTGTAAAGAATTACAATGCTATTTATAAATATGATGGATTTAATAATTTATTTATATATTCATCTGCATCAGTATATTCAATATCATTTCCTTGAATAGAAGTACTATGTGATGATGTTTTATCACCAATAAGACTATTTATATTATTATTTTTTTTATTGTCATTAAATATATTATTTACATTATCTAATTGAATTATTGGTTTTTTAATTGACGAATCGATGGTATTAGTTCCGTTATCATGATAATTTTCATATTTATAAAAATTAACTTTACAATTTATATCACAATTTTGTAGTATAGAAAATATTATATACGTAATTAAAATTGTTAATATAATTATTAAAAAAAAATGAGATTCATGTAATGTTATCATTAATATAAAAAAGATATTAAAAATTATTTATATAAAAAATATATATTATTTATATAAATGCTATATAATTTAACTAATGATATTATCAATACATTTGAGATTATTCGAATACCTGATTCTATAAAAAATATTATAAAAAATTATTGCGAATTAACTATAAACAAATATTTGCCTAAATATAACAATAACGAACGAATTATTATCATTGATTTTTTGGTTAGTGCATTATATTATTTAATGAAAGGATTAAATATTGAAACTGAATCTGAATCTGATATAGAACTTGAAGTTTTTATGAAACAAATTAGTATGAATAATGACAGAAATTTATTAGCAATAGTTAATTTAATTTTACCCTATTTAGATGATAAAAATGATAATTATAATCAAAAAAATATTAAAAGTTTTTTAAATACTATAGAAAATGAAAATCAAAATAAAGAAGGAGATAATAAAATAGAATTTTGTAATTATATATATGATCATAGTTTTATACAACAAATAAAAGAGGAAAATATAATAGGTAGTGATATTAAAAAATTAAAATTTGAAATTAAAAATAAATTTCCTGAAACAGAAACAAATATAATTAGAGATATTACTAAAATTTATTATTCAACTATATTTTCTTTAATTTTAGAAATTTTTAATAAGACAAGATATAAGTTTTATATAAATTGGATAAATTCATTTCCGATTAATTTAGATAATTACAAAAATACGAAATTATATAAAAATAGCTTTAAATATAATGAAGTTAGTGATCTTATTCAAATGGACAATGAATTATTATTAATTTTCCCTAATTATTTTATATCTAAACTTGAATATAAAAAATTAATTGATAATGATTATATTCACGAATTAACAAAACATCACATGCCTTTAATAAAAACTATTATTAATCAATCAGATATTTATAGAGAATATGATTATAATGGTATAAATTTAGAAGATATTTATAATACTCTTGTAAATGATTATTATCATAATATTAAAAGAAATAAATGGTTAATATTTGAAGTTGATAATAATAATGTAATAATTTTAATAATTCAAATATTACATGATATATTGAACATTGATAATATAATTAATGATAAACAATGGAATATATTAAATGAGTCACAACAAGATTTGTTTGAAAAAAATTGGATCAAAATGATTACTGCTTTACAAAAACAAAGTAATTTAATGAATTATTCTTATGAAATATTAAAATCAGTATTATCTTATTTTGTATCTTATTTTGAATTTCATTATAATGAAATTAATTTTTTAGTAAAAAATAATAAATATATTAAATTACCTAATTCTTCGCAAGAAATTGAAGAAGAGGAATTAGAAATAGAAGGTGAAATTATAAAAATTATAAATAAAAAAAATTTTGATAATATGAATATTATAGAATTTATAAATGCTATAAAAAACGTACCTGCTGAACATATATATAATTTTTTATATAATGAAATAAACGAGATAAAAAATACATCTTATAAACATTTATTATTTGATGATAATGGATTAAAAAACCTTAAATTTAATAAAATTAATTTAAATGATACAGATAGTTATATATTAACTCCGAAAAATTATTATAATTTTTCTAAAAGTTTATTATATAAAAATATTGAAAATGAAGATAATGAAGACAAAATACTAAGTATATTATGGGATGGATTAGCTGTAGAAGAAAAATATGCAATAGCAATTAGATTAAATCAAAATTTTGATAATCAGAAATGGTTTGATATAAAAAATATATTGAAAAAAATAAATTATACAGATAATATTCAAAAATATACTGAAGTTATTTATCAAAAAATAAGAAAAAATTTAATTGATTTAACTTTCGAAAATTTGATTAGAAAAGGTTGTATATGTAAATTTATGTATAATCCAGAAGTGAGTGATTCCAAAATATTAACAGAAAATTACGAGACAAAAAACAAAACATTTGCAGATAATATGAAAAAATATGTATTAACTAACGAAAAAATAAAAGAATATGAAAAAGCATATTATTATGTAAATAATAAACAATATAATAAACAATCACCTATTATAATTAGAAAAACAGAAGAAATTAATTATATAGAATATTTAAGTAAACCTGAAATAACAGAGGATACATGGAACACTTTTTATGCAATGGATTGGGTATCACAAATTGATTTTTATATGAAATTTATAAATCAAAGAGTAATGTATGTTACTGGTGCAACAGGCCAAGGTAAATCGACTCAAGTACCTAAATTATATTTATATGGATTAAAAAGTTTTTTATACAAAAATAATGGTAAAATATTATGTACAGCCCCACGTATTGATCCTGTGACGAATAATACAGAAACTATTTCTAAATCAATGGGAGTACCTATAAAACAATATGATGAATATTTTAAAGAAGAAATTGGTACATTAAACAGCATCATTCAATCGAAATATTCTACTGGTGGTCATGTTAATGAAACATCAAATTATTATTTACGTATAATGACAGATGGGACATTAAAAAGAATATTACAAGAAAATCCAATATTAAAAGAAAAAATAATCTCAAAAACTGAAAATAAACTAAGTCCAAACTATAGAATGAATGATACAAATATTTGTGATATTATTCTGATAGATGAAGCACATGAACATAACGCAAATATGGATTTAATATTAACTATGGTAAGATATTCATTATTTTATAATAATGATATTAAATTATCTATTATATCCGCAACAATGGAATATGATGAACCAACATTTAGAAAATACTACAGATTCGTTGATGATAATTTAACATATCCTATTAATTTATATAATTTAAATTATGGTATAGATAAAAATTTATTAGATAGAAGATATCATATATCTCCGCCAGGTAAGACTACACAATTTAAAGTAACGGAATTTTATGAAAAGAATTCAATAGATGATTATCCTAATAACGAAAAATTAGGTGAAAATAAAATTCATGAAATTTTTAATACAACTAATAAAGGTGAAATATTGTTTTTTTCTACAACATTACCAAAAATTGATGCATTAGCAATTAAATTAAATAAAAGTTTACCACAACATTGCATAGCTCTTCCATATCATGGACAATTAAATGAAAAATATAAGAATTTTAGTACGAAAAAAAATTATATTAAAAAAATAACAATTCATAGAGAGGATATTGTAAATGTATTTTCAAATAAATTAGATGAAGTAAAAGCAAAACAAGTTAAAGAAGGCACATATACGAGAGCATGTATAATTGCTACAAATGCAGCAGAAGCATCATTAACTATATTTTCACTAAAATATATAATAGATACGGGATATCAATTAACAGTTAAATATGATTATAATATTGGTAAAGATACTCCAGTTACAGAAAAAATTACAGAAGCAAGTAGAGTACAACGCAAAGGTCGTGTTGGAAGAGTAGCAGATGGTACTATATATTATATGTACCCTGAAAAATCTAGACAATTAATAAAAGCTGCTTATAATATAAGTATCCAAAATTTTAGTGATAGTTTCACAGAATTATTGACAACAAATGATAGTGAAGAAAACGAAATTATCAAACCTGAAATCATGATTAAATTAATGTCATTTCAAAAATTAGATAAAACAGACCAAAAATATATTGAAAAAACAAAAAATACAAAATTAATATATAATCAATACAAAATTGCAAATAAATTTATTGATGATGAAGATCAGTGTGGTTTTATTAAAAAAAATAGTTTTAATAAAGGACTAGATACATATTTAAAATATTTATTACCATCTTATTATACAGGTTTTAATACAGGAAATTTATTAGATGTATGTGGTCATTTTTATATTGTGAGTCCACTAGAACAATTATTCAAAAGAGATATAGTAACATCCAATATTATAAATAAAGAAGGAGATCAAGAATATCTAGATATTGATACTATAAGTATTATATACAAGACTGCTCAAACAAAAATGGATGTTATTAAATTATCAGATAATGAGAAAGTATATAAAAATTATAGTACATTAGAATTTGACGATGTATCTTCCAAAATATCAAGTTATGACAAAAATTATACAAAATCATTTATTTTAAGTATGTTAATGAACGAATCATTGAAGAAAATTGAAAATAAAGAAGATAACAAAAATATAGTAGATGATTATGAACTAACTCATTGTTTAATTTTTATATATAAAATACTAAATGAAATTAAGTTTGATATAACTAAATTAATACAATCAAATAAAGGTCTAAATCCAAATAATATAAATGAAAAAATAAAAATTAATAATAATATAAAAGATTTTATAAAAATGCATAACAGTAATGATACAGAATTATTATTATTTTATAATATATTCCAATCAATAAAAACAATTATTAATATAAAAGATTTTATTTCAGATTTAGACAAAAAAAATAATATTTTATCTAATAAAATGATTACATTTTTAATTAAAAATAAAATATCAACAAAAAATATTATTACATTTTGTAAAGATAATAATTATAGTAGAGAAATATATGATGAAATTATAAAATTATTTCTAAAAGGTGATATTACTCTAAAAGGAATTAAAGACGACATATTTTCAGATTTTAATAAAATTAATACTAATGACATATTAAAAGAAGATAAAACATTAATTGAATTTTGTAAAGTAAACGATTTCGACTTTCAGATAATATTAAATAGTTTTCAAGAATATATAAAAGAATTAAATACTTTAAATAAAGATTTTAAAGAAAATATTAATAATTTAAAACAAATGTTAGGATTAACAATTCCTAATGGAATTATGAATAAAATAAAAACAATATTTTTATTATGTAATCCAGAAAATATATATTATATAAATAATGGTATATTTAGGGACTTAGCGAGTTCATATATATTAGCACCCCCAATTAGTACTTTGCAAAATATATCGTCAATGGGTTTTTATTTAAGTGCAGATCAATTCAATGGAAATATTCAAATAATTTCTAATGTTACTAAATATGAAATTATTGATACTACACCACAAATAATTCAATTTATAATTGGTAAAGGTAAAAAATTTTTAAATTATAAAGATATAAAAAATAATATTAATATAATAATTAAAAAATATAGTAATTTTAATTATGGAAATAAAATTATAGAAGAATTGGACAATACTTCATATAAAGAAAATAATATATCTAATATATTAATGAGTAGACTAATTGGTAAACCATTAACATTTAATCAAAATGCAGGTAATTTTATGACAGTACAACCTATAAATATTTTAGGACCAATTCAAGGAATTATTAAAATTCAAATTAAATCAATTAAAAAACTTGATAATTTAATGAAATATATTAATGAACTAAAATTAAATTTAGATCAATATGATTATGGTTATGTTACATTCTTACAATCGGAAGTAGTATCATTTCATCTAATAAAAAAAATTAGAAAAAAATTTATTTTGTTATATATAGTATTTGATGATCATAATATTACCTATCAATTACAAAATAAATTATCAGCTAGTGGATATATTATTGCTTTGTATAAAAAATGATAAAAATTTTAACTTCGATCATCAAAATCATGAGTAATCCAGTTAATTCTTTTACAATATTTTTCAGGAATTGCCCAGTGGTTCCATAATTTATCTCCATTTGTAAAAAATAATTTCATAAGATAGAATCTATGTTCTTCTATATCGAAATGTCTAATAAATTTACCATAATAACTATTATTTTTTTTATCTCTTTGAGATATACTATATAATAATTCAGAATCTAATTGAGATATAGCTTTTTTTAATTCTCTACATTGAAATCTTTGATTTCCATAACCATAAACATAATGATATTCTTTATTATCTTGTTTAATTATAGTAAATGGAATAGCTTCATTATTTAATGTTACTTCATTGTCAAATTGATATTGTGTAGACGGCATTTTTAATAATAGATATAAATTAATAATAGATATAAAATTATAGTTTATATCTATTAGTATAAAATTTTCAATTTTATATTATAATATGAAGTATTATAAAAATTGAATTTATATATATTTTCTTTATTATAACTTATTATACAATAAATATGATTATATCTAACGCGATTTATAAAATTGAATCAGATATTATACAAATATCTGATCATAAAGAAATTCTAGTTACATCTACAAGACAATCTGTTTTATGTAGATATTATGATAAGCTATATTTAATATCTTGTAGTCATAAACTAAATATTGATTCAAATGATTTTATAATAATCAACAAAGAAAAAATATTATTAGATAAAGAAAATAAAATTTTAATTCCAGAAATTGATCTACTAATTTATAAAATTACTGATAATAATAAATTTAAACATGCATGTTCAATTAATATGAATTCAATGAAATATACCATTAATGATATTAATAAAAATACTAAATTATTTGTAATTGATTCACGTAAACAAATACAAATAATTAATATTCTTTCTATGGAAAATAATAAATATAATAATTATTGTTATCCAGATATGTTAAAATATATTGGCAGATCTAGATCTATATTAAATGTGACAGGGTGTAGCGGAAGTCCTATATATGATATTAATAATAATATTGTAGGTATTTTATCAGGTATTAACTCAAAATATATATTTATAACACCATTTTTTTTTGTTAAAAGAATTTTAGATGAACTTGAAAATTCTAATAGTTTTAACGGATTCTGTAGTTTTTATCACGATACTAAAATAATTAAAAGACAATTAATTATAACAAAAAATGAGAATATTAATTATAATTTATATTCTAAATTTGATAAAATGAATAAATTAAATAAAGATGATATAATATTAAAGTTTGATAATAAATTTGTCGTATGTGGTTTAATTCATTGCGATTTATTAAATATAGATATAGATATTAATGCTTATATAACAATTACTAAAACAATTAATGATGCAAATATTATAGATATTTGCAGACCCAGAAATAAAGTAAATAAAAATATTACAATTACAACCGGTAATAGAGACTACTATTCATCGGTTAATATTAATTTAAAAGATAATATATTACAATCTTTTGAATCAAAAGATAAAATTTATATGAAAATAAATGCTTATTTATTTGAATATTTATGTAAATATCGACCTGTTTTTGAAGATAATAAATTATTAAATATTTTTAAATTAAAATATTCAGAAGTAACAGAAAATAATTATTTATTAGTTCAGGATAATATATTAAATATAAATTTATTTAACAAAAAATTAGATACTTATATTATAACTAAAGAAACTCGTAAATTATAAAATTATATTATAACTAAAGAAAAAAGTTGTAAATTAGATACGAATATTATAACTAAAGAAGAAAGTCGTAAATTAGATACGAATATTATAACTAAAGAAGAAAGTTGTAAATTAAATTAGTTTTTAAGTTTTTTTATTAAATTAAAATCTAATTATAAATAATGAGACAAAATTTCGAACCAAAAATTTGGGGACCTCATGCATGGTTTTTTCTTGAAAGTGTTACTATGGCATATCCTACCAAACCATCTTTTGATGAAAAAAAAGCTGCTGAACAATTTTTTAATTCTTTACAATTTATGATTCCTTGTGACAAATGTAGAAATAATTATAAATTACATTTAAAAAAATACCCTCTTACTAGTAAAATTTTATCTAGTAGAGATAATTTATTTATGTGGCTTGTTGATGTTCATAACAGTGTAAATTCAAAAAAAACTAATAGAAGTTATGATGAAACTTTCCAATATTACAATAAACAATACAATTTCGAAATTGATGAAAACATAACTGAAAATAAATCTGAAAATAAACCATGTAAATTTAAAAATTTTTTATTTTATTTATTAATGATTAGTATAATTTTATTTTTATTATATCACATATATCAAAATATATAGGCAGATCCATATATGAAGAACTGCAAGACTTTAATAGTACTGGTATAGCTTCACCTATAAATTATATAAAAATTCATCTATTTTTGATGGTATAGAATTCTATATAAAGTCAAAGAAAATAAAATTTATAAATAAAATTAAATCATAGTTGATTTACATGATATTTTAGATCATTTTTATAAATTAAATTACATTTATTTAATAAAAATGATCTAAACCAGGGATTTGGTCAAAAAAACTAAAAGTTTTACAGAGAAAAATTCTAAAAAACTTTTAGTACAATATTAGGTAATACTTCTAATTTAATATGTAAAAAATTATATAAATCAATTATAAATAAAATTTTTAATTTTTTGCAGTCCTTATAATATAAAATAATTACAAATTGCAGATACATTATTTTATTAAAAAATTGAAATTATATTTTTTTTTATAATCTTCATATAATATATATTTAATATATATTAACATTATGGTTAAATATCAATGTAAATTTCAATCATGTTACAAAATATATAAATCCACAGATGGTGTACGCAAACATGCACGAAAACATCATAGTATTTGGCTTAAAGAACAAGATAAAAAAAGGAATGTAGCTTCAATAAAATTACAATCTCGTTGTAATTATTATTGCGATATCATATCAAATATATTAAATAATAATGACGAGGATGATGATAATATTTTTTATAATGTTGGATTAGAAGAATGGGAAAATATTAGAATTAATAATATGTGGAATAAAATATTTTATAATCTTGGATTAGAAGAATGGGAAAATATTTTTTATGATCTTGAATATTATAAAAAGAAATAATATTAAAGCCCAGACATTAATATTATTTCACGTACTAGTAAGTCAACAAAATAATAAAATTGTATCTTTACAAAATATTCTGAATTACTAAAATAAGTTTTATAAGATAATATATATATTTTTAACATATCTTGTATTTTATCCATGTTTTTTATCCATGTTTTTATCGTCTTTCAATTCATCTATATTTACATTTTTAAATATATAATCCATCATATTGTTTAGTTTTAATTTTTCAAATCTATACTAATACCGCATGTACTTGTCTTATGTTTTTCATTCTTATGATCCCAACAACTTACTACCCCTTTATATTTCCAATCAGAACCATAATTAAGTGATAAATAATCACTTGGATCACTAATACCTTTAACGGTTAATCTATTAAATTTATAGTCTATTAAATTATCAAATTGATTTTTCGTATAGTAATAATCTTTATTAAGCCAATCACCTAAAATTTTATCATTGTATTTTCTTATATATTTATTGTTCTCAAGTATTATTATAAAAATATCAATAAATGGAAATTTCCATTTATAACCTGTTTCAGATCCGGATTTATCAAATATTTTAATTGCCACTATTTTATTATCTGGTAAGCCGTTATAATGTTGTATAACAAGTTCACAATTATAATCATTTAGTCTTTTAATAAATTCTGTTGATAATAATTTATTAATATAATCATCTGGTATATCTATATCTATATCATCATCCCATGGAATAATATCTTTATGTCTTACAGCACCAAGTAATGTACCAAATGTAATTGTATATTTAATATTAAATTCATTTAATAAGATAATTATTTTTTCAAATAAGTCTATTAAATCTTTTTTGACTTCGGGTGATGTATAATAATCTTTTGTATTATTACCTCCATATTGATTAAATAAATTATTGGTTGTTATACCATATTGAAACATATATGATTCTTCCGGAAGTTTATGTTTTTTATGATATTCTACATCCGTAATTCCATGCCAGTAAACTGGATAAAAATATTTTGTAGGATATATTGTTAATGGCATATTGTTGATTCTTATTTTATCAATAAATAAAGGACCTATTAGCTCCCATGGCATATATTTTTCTCTTAAATCTAAATAATTTGATTCCATTTTTTTAAACTCATCTAATAAATATCTCAAATTAGTATGCTTCTTAGAACTTCCTACTACACCACTTGCTAGATTACCTTCGTCATTTAACGATCTAGATGCAAAAAAATTTGTTTCTTTTGCACCTTCTATTAAATAGTTTAATGATTTGTCATTAATCCATACACTATCTGCATCAATCCAAATACCACCATATTTATATAATATTTCATATCTTGCAATATCTGATTTACCATTATAAGTTGATTCTAAGTCATATATATGTTTATTTTCCATATTTAATTCTTCTAATTCTTTTTCTGTCCATAGCATATATTCCCAATCTGGATTTTTTTTAATATAATCACATTTCCAAGTATTTATATATCTCCAAGGAATCTTATGTTCTCCAATCCATAATTGATGTATTATCTTCGGGATTTTATCAGTACCACCTTGTAATTTATAATTAATTATATATTTCATATATATATATATATAATATAATATTCTATTCTATATTATATTATGATTTTTAAATATTAGGTAATTAGAATCTATATAAGATTAATGGTTTATTTAAATAGACACCCTTATAATTATATTCCAATATTTTCCTGATAAAATCAGCGTCTTCACAATAATCACATGTTGGGTCAAATATAATTTTATCAAAAATATATTTTTTAATTATTATATGTCCATGTGTTGCACCTAAATTAGGAATAAAATAATGATCTTCCAATTTATTATTTATTTCATGTTCCTTTAATTCTTTTGGATTTAAATTTTTATAATTAGGATTAAATACTGGATCATAACTATGTAAACCCAATTCTGCACAATGTGAGACCATAAAATCAATCATATCTTTTAATTTTGAAGGATATGTAATATCATCCGCATCAATAAATGCAATATATTCACATATTTTATCAACATATTTGACACCTCTATTTTTATTTTCAGCAGAATTTTGTTTTTCTATATGTGATATAATTTTTAAATTTAAGTCAAATTTATTTTTTAATTCTAGTTCTAATTTTTTAGCTTCTTCTTCTTTTGTTTCAGATAATGTAATAATAATTTCAAATGGCTTTAATGTTTGATCTTTCATATTTTGTAATACGTCATTTAAATATGGAATATGTTTTGGAATACATGGTATTATTACACTTATATTAACATCAT